ACCCGGAGCCTTGAGAACCCCAAGCATATCGAGGCGTTCGAGACGATATTCGCGCAGATACCGGAGGTTAGCGCGGCGAATATCCTCCATGAGATTCTCGATACTAAGCGGCAGAACATAGGGCTGGAGCTATCAGCCTGCCTTGCTGCACGTGCGGGGCAAGAACACGTCCGACCACTGCTCGAAGAATACAATGCGCTTGCCAATGGTGAGTTAGAAGAAGAACGAGAGGACCTGTCTTCCATCAAGGTGGAGGACCTAGTGACCAAGCACTTCGATAAGGCAAACTTGATTCAGTTATCGCCCCCTACCTTAAATAAAAGGACAAGAGGGGGAGTTAAACGTGGCAATCATATTCTCATCTATGCTCTAACAGAAATAGGCAAGACGCTGTTTGCTGTCAATATGTTAGTAGGATTTCTTGAACAGGGACTAAGGGTACTATACATAGGTAATGAGGAGCCAATGGCGGACGTGGCTATGAGAATTATTTGCAATATGTGTGGTAAGCCTGAGTTCAAGGTGAAGAGGCACCCTATACTAGCGCAGAAGGTGATAGATGGGAAGGGATGGCACAACCTCACATTAAAAGAACTGGCACCGGGAACTTTTCCACAGATTCGTGGTCTAATAGCTGAACATGAACCAGATGTAGTGATACTTGACCAGCTTCGCAACATAGATGTGAAAAGCGAGAACCGCACCACAGCTCTGGAGAGCGCAGCTACCGGGGCGCGTAACATAGCCAAGGGGGGAGTGCTGGTTGTATCATTGGCGCAGGCAGCGGACTCGGCTAGTGGCAGGCTGGTTCTAGGTAGAGGGGATGTAGACTCATCTAATGTAGGAATCCCCGGTAACGTGGACATTATGATAGGCATAGGAGCAGATGAGGAGATGGAGCGGCAAGGGCTACGGTGTATATCACTTCCCAAGAACAAGGGAGGTAGCCACACGCCCTTCAATGTACTGTTCAACACACCTATCAGTAGGGTAGAAGAACTATAAAGTTTTGATAGTGGTGCATTCCTTGGTAATACAGGGATTTTTGGGAACATCGACACGCCCCTATTCGCGGTACGGTGTGTAGTCGGTAGGTGCAGGGTCGTACCCTGTGAGTCCGGCCACTGCTATCAAATTCAACAAAAAGAGAGAGAGGAAATGAGAGATGTACCATAATTCATTAGAGACTACCTTATCTTATATAGATACCGCTAGAGAGTCGGACTATGCTTGGGCCGCCGGATTTATAGACGGAGAAGGGTCTATAGGTATGTATTACCTAACCTATAAAAATAGAGGTAAGAAGTATCGCAGAATAGCTATCCAAGTTACACAAACAAGACTTCTACCTCTTGAAAAATTACAAGAACTTTTCGGAGGTACTATAACTGAAATATTTCCCAAAGGAGGTAAGCAGCGAACTTGGTATTGGGGAGTAAGGGGAGTAGATATAGTAACTATGGTATATAAATTATTACAACCACATTTATTAGTAAAAAACACTGATTTTAAGGAGGCAATCAATGCCTACAATGAGGGGGCTACCTCAATTCCTATCCCAACCAAACCCGGAGGTATACTTAACTAATGACTACATCATCTGCGATTTCGAGACAACAGGCTTGGACAAAGGAGACGCCCGGAATCCACATAACAATACGGTGTGCGTCGGATGGAAAAACCCGTCCGAGAGCGGCACAATTAACGTGGAATGGGGCGGGACTTACGAGCTATCGCGCTTTCTTGATGCTGTTAGGAGGGCTAAGTTCCTTGTGGCGCACAATGCAAAGTTCGACCTCCATTGGCTTGCAAGATGCGGAGTTTCGCTTTACGAAGTGCTTGTCTACTGCACTCAGATTGGTGAGTACGTTCGATTGGGGAATCGTAGACTCCCGCTTAACCTCAACTCCTGTTCAAGTAGATACGGACACGGAGGAAAGTCCTCTGTCGTAGACATGCTCATCAAGGGGGGCGTATGCCCCTCTGATATACCGGAGGGGTGGCTTGAGGAGTACCTGATACAAGACGTGAAGCTTACAGAGCAGCTGTTCCTCAAGCAGAGACAAGTGTTAGCAGAGCGTGGACTGTTGGGGGTACAGTATACCCGCTGCATAGCTACGCCCATGCTTGCCGACATAGAAAGCAACGGCGTCCAGCTGGATGCCGACAAGGTATACAAGGAGTACGATGAAACCGAACGAAAATATGCCGATGCACAGAGCAAACTTGCTGGCTTCACAGGTGGTATCAATCCGAACAGCCCATCGCAAGTTGCTGAGTATGTATATGAAACACTCGGATTCAACGAGATTCAGAATTATAAGGGAGTGCCTATCCGCACACCTGCTGGACATAGAAAGACTGGAGCTGAGGTTCTCCTTGCTCTTAAAGAAAGAACGCCAAGACAAAAAGAATTCCTCAGACTCCAACGAAACTACCAGCCCCTGAGCACAGCACTCAAGGTGCTGAAGAAGATGAAGGCTTGCTGTGATGAGAACGGAGGACTATTATATGCAAACTTTAATCAGACAGTGGCTCGCACACATAGGAGCAGCAGTACTGGAGCAAAGTATAAGCTTCAGTTTCAAAATTTTTCCAGAAATTTTAAGCCACTATTCAAGAGCCGCCGAAAAACTTGGCTTGTTGGTGAAGGAGATGGGGCACAGCTGGAGTTCAGAGTGGCTGCTCACCTTGGAAGGGACCCCGTTGCAGCGGAGGATATTCTATCGGGCCATGATGTCCACGCCTTCTCTGCGAAAGAGCTACATGTGGGTAGGCAAGCAGCCAAAGCAGATACATTTAAGCCCCTTTTTGGGGGTGTATCAGGCACCAAGAGGCAAAGGGCGTATTACGATGCGTTCAGGAAAAGGTACAAGAGTATCTATTCTACTCAGAAAGGATGGACAAGTGAGGTTCTGGTCAACAAGCGGCTGGTCACTGAGACGGGACTGGTTTTCTATTGGCCTGACACCACCCTCAAACAATCAGGATACATAACCAACACGGCAAGCATCTTCAACTACCCTGTTCAGATGTTCTCAGGAGCGGACATCATACTACCAGCAGCCACCTTTATGTGGCACAGAGCACGTGATGCTGAGATGTTCATGGTGAATACGGTACATGATAGCGTAGCATGGGAGCTGCCACCAAAAGAAACTGAACTTTTTCAGGAATTAGTTGTCCAATGCTTTACGAGAGATGTATACAGCTACCTGAAACAGGTGTATGATATAGATTTCAGTGTGTGCTTGGGGGTGGGAGTGAAGACAGGACCCCACTGGTCCGAGGGCACAGAGACCAAGATTGATGTGACACCGCAAGGTGAGGAGATACTTAGAGATGGCTGATATTCTTGATAAATTATGGACACATCATGCGGAACAAATATCAGATGCTATGGTCGGAAAAAAATTATGTAAAGAAGCATACATTGAAATAGAGCATTTAAGAGACCTACTTGATAATATATATGAAGACATAAGGAGAAGTAGAAGATGAGCGACCACCAAGGCATAGTTGCCAAGATATTTAGTAACCCCGGACGGGGGGATACCATGCTGTATTCCTTTGCTCTTGCGGGAGAGACCCGGACCTACTATGGCATGGGCGAGGACAAGCCCAAGTTCCCCGAAGGGGCTGCTATCAGGTTCAAGCACTACGAGAACAAGAGAGGCTACCCCACCGTGGATGGCAAGGTGCTCAAGTGGGAAGGCGAGGCTGCTGATGTAGCAGCTGAGGCTGCCAAGAAAACCAAGTCCTCCTACTCAGGTAGGAAGGGCAGTGGTGGCACGGGGCAAGACTGGAAGGAGCGATGGATAAGCGCAGACGAACAGCGTGTCAAGGACAAAGTGATACAGCTACAGTCGTGTCGCAATAGCGCACTACAGATGCTTGATATACTGGTCAGTAGTGAGGCACTGAAATTACCAGCGCAGGCTAAGAGAGTAGACTTCATGGAAGAACTGCTAAGGAAGTACATAGAAATGTTTTTAGGTGAGAATGGTTACGCCGGAGTAGGTGTAGCTGACGAAGAGCCTGAACCAGAAGAGACCGAACAAGAAGACGAAGGAGTATGGGACTAATGTTAGTTTACGAAAACAATAACTATAAAGTAATCATAGACTACGTGACAGGAGAAGATGGGGAGAACTCACCCTACAAATCATACCTTGTGATTAACAAGGTGTATGATGTAGTAGAAGGTACTCACAATGTATTTTGTGCAGCGCGAGACATGGCTGATGACTTCTCCGTAGGCATGGATAAGGGCTCTAAGCTAGAAGAGCAAGTACCGGGCGAAGATGCGCCCGATGCTCCGCAGTTAAACAGTTAACCCTCTGGCTATGAGAGTTGTCGTTGACTTGGATGGTATGGTGTATAGATGCGGGTTCGCAGCGGAGCATCATACATGGGTACTAAGGGAGCCTGACGGTACTGTGTCAGAATTTGATGGTAAGAAGCCCCTTAATGCCCACCTCAGGGACAACGACCTTGATGTGGAGGAGTGCGAACTCCTCCATAATCATGAGGTAGAGCCCTTGAAGAACTCTATCCATGTCATGGGTCTAGTGATGGACAAAATAGCTAACGTCCTCAAGCCGGACGTGATGGTACCATACCTGAGTGGTGAGTCTAACTTTAGATACGACATAGCTACCATCAAACCCTACAAGGGTAACAGGCTTGAACAACACAAGCCCAAGCACTATCAGGCATTACGTGACTTCGCCGTGAATAAGCTTGGGGCTGTTGTAACTGAGAATATGGAGGCTGATGATGCGCTTGCCATTGACCAGACTAGGTATAATCCTGATTGTTGCATTGTTTCTAATGACAAGGACATGCTCCAAGTACCGGGACAGCATTACGATTGGGTCAAAGAAGAGCACCACAACATCAGCGTTGCAGGTGGAATTAAGAAGCTGTATGTACAAATCATAGCTGGTGACAGCACGGACAATATACAGGGGGTGCCCGGACTAGGCACTAAGAAGGCAGAAGACCGCATCCTTCATTGTATGAACAGAGCTGAGCTAGACCAAGCTGTGTATGATGCATACTGTGGAGACTATGACGCTGCCTTGGAGAATGCACGTCTAGTATATGTGTTAAGGAGTGATGATGATATGTTCGATTTCCCCCACTGGCCCGAAGAAGAGGTTGGTATACCAACCTAAGTACATAGTAGCAGCGTTGGCATTGATATGGTTGGTGTTAGTAGTAGTCACCAGCTGTAGACCTCAAAGTACTGTACCCTTTGAACCCCAGCAGCGACAGAAGGTAGCTTCTGAGCAGGAAGCACAGTCAGGACGTAGAGAAATAAGAAACATGATGCCCTGCTATGAATTTCATAAGGATGAGCTGGAGCGATGTGATGAAAGTTGGAACTGTACTGAACGACAAAGGCGTAAGATTGTGAGAGACATGAAGAGAACTAGAGCAGCGTTTGGGTGCAGGATATACTTCCCGCCGTTCAGACGATGAGAAGCAGACTAGAGGAGAAGGTAGCAGCACAGCTACCTAAGTATGAGTATGAAAGACAATCATACGAATGGCACGATAAGAATGTCAGAGCACAATGTAAAAACTGCGGTAGCAAAGCAGTGTATCAAGTACGTTCTTACACACCAGACTTTTTTATACCTAATGGTATTATTATTGAGGTCAAGGGCAGGCTGACCACTCATGACCGGAAGGTGCTATTAGGTACAAGGGAGAACAACCCTGAGCTAGACCTACGAATTATATTTGACAAGAACAACAGGCTGTACAAGGGTGCCAAGACACGGTACTCTGATTGGGCCGAGCGATATGGCTTCATCTACAGCTTGAAAGGAAAGGTACCAGAAGAATGGATAAAATAAAATACTACTTAGCAGGTCCTATGACAGGATACCCACACTTTAATTTCCCCGCCTTCCAAGAGGCTGCACTCAAGTTGCGGGAGCAGGGCTATACCATAGTATCCCCTGCTGAGTTAGATAGACCATCACTGGCTAAGGCTGCGATGGCTTCTAAAGAGGGGCTTATTGCAGACTTGCCTACTGATGAGACATGGGGAGAGATACTAGCAAGGGATGTACGCATCATAGCAGATGAATGTGATGGTATTGTATTCTTACCGGATTGGTTTAAATCTAAGGGAGCTACTCTTGAAGCTGTGGTGGGCTTATTATGTGATTATAAATTCTTTTTATGGCAAGACCAAAAGCTAATTCCTAGATATGCCGCTTCTATAAGAGATGCTCTTAGGCTGGCATCAGTACATGTAATAGACGAACAAGGTGGACCTAAAATAATGAGAGGGAATAATGAGCATACTAACGCAAGCTGAAGAACTTATCAACGGGGACCGGAGAGCAGACTACGGCCACCCGTTGGACGACTTCACACGAACAGCCCACATGTGGCAGGCTATCCTAGGTGTAAGGGTATCACCGGAGCAGGTAGGTCTATGTATGGTGGCGCTTAAGATGAGCAGGTTTTTGAATAAGCCAAAGAATGATAACCTAGTGGATGGTGCGGGATACTTCGGTACCATTGAAATGATACAAAACGAAAGGGAAAAAAGGAATGCCCCCGGAAATAGAACTGCGTCTGAGCAAACTGGACGCTAAGTACATACGAGATTTCGTTGATGAGATAGATGTGCTCTACGAAATAGATGATGGCACGGTGTTTCCGTGGCAGATAGAGGACATGATAGCTAACATACGGGAGATTCTTAGACGTGAATAATTTGAAACTTGATATTGAATTCATTCAAGCTCTATCTAATGAATTAGATAAAGCTCGTACTAAATTTCCAAATAATAAACATCAGTTAGCTGCTCTTAGTGAAGAGTTTGGAGAAGTTGCTAACGCTTTATTAGAACGTGATTATTGTGATAGTCTTCCATTAGAACATAATAGACATGTATGGAATGAATGTGCTCAAGCCGCAGCTATGTGTATGCGTGTAGCTGTTGAAGGAGATGCGTCATTTAAGTATGAACCTCCTTATAAGGATAGTAATAATGAATAAGATGAGAGTGCTAGAGCTGGACATAGAAACAAGCCCAGCTCTAGTGTACGTGTGGAATTTGTGGAAGCCCACAATAGCTATCAATCAGATAGTAGAGCCTACACGTGTACTGTGCTGGGCAGCACGATGGCAAGGTGAGCGCAAGGTGATGTTCTCATCGGAACACACAGACAGCAGGAATAAGATGCTATCAAAGATATACAAGCTTCTGGATGAAGCGGATGCTGTCATACATTACAACGGCAGGAACTTTGACCGCAAGCATTTGAACAGAGAGTTCATAGAGCTAGGCTGGTGTCCGCCCTCTAATGCAAGGGACATAGACCTGCTGCTGACAGTGAGGAGGAACTTTAAGTTCCTATCCAACAAGCTGGCCTACATCACACAGCAGCTAGAGCTAGGCAGCAAGGTCAAGCACCAAGGTATGGACCTGTGGATTGGTTGCTTAGACGGTGACGACAAGGCATGGCGTAAGATGAAGAACTACAACATGCAAGATGTACGTCTGCTGAGGGAACTATACGTTCTGCTAAGACCTTGGATTATCAATCACCCGAACGCTGCGCTATGGATAGAGGATGATAGCAAGCCTATTTGTAGAGTATGTGGGTCTAAGCATGTGGTGCGGAAGGGAGAGGAACGCACCAACGTAATGATATACCATAGATATAAATGTATGGACTGCGGCAAGCCGCTACGCGGTAGGAAGAGAGTAAGAACTAGCGGAGAAGGAGTGTTAGTGTAATGTTAGACATGCTAACAATTCTACTACTGGCGCGCATACTGTCAGTGATTACTCCCACTATATGGGAGAGATTTGGGTATACGGCATTCTATGTGATAGTAGCTATTTCTATCATAGTAGAATTATGGAACAAGTAAAGGAGTGTTAGTATGACAATAATAAAACAACACCCTAAGATGCTGCGCATGAGGGCTATTCGATACGTTGACTTGTATCAGAATCAGAACTTCAGAGCAAAGCAATGGTACGCGCAATACGTGCCAGAGGACGAGCGTATAGCTACGAATGAGATCATACGCGATGAGTTTACAAAGAGAGGGATGAAATGAAACTATTGAAAATAGACTGGATTGATTGTTCAAGCCTACATGGATGGAGAGATATGAAATCTGATAGACATGGAGTTATTAAATGTAGATCAGTAGGATACGAAATTAAAGGAGAGAAAGGCGCTACTCATTTAGCTCAATCTATATCAGATAATGGAGACATGTCTGAAATTATATCAATACCTAACAGCTGCATTACTAGGCGCAGAGTGTTGAGACATAAATGAAAAAGAAGGATGTTGTGTTATTGAATGCTGCATCAAAGCGATGGTTAGAGGCCCTAAAATGGTATATACTAGCCCACCGAGACCTTCGCACAGTATGGTTTAAGTAATGATTGTGTTCGACTACCTATGCCCCAGCTGCATGAGCACAGATGAACGCTTTGTGTCAAAGAGTGAGCAGGACGCTCAGATGTGTGGTGTGTGCGAGGTAGAGATGATACGGAAGTTCCCCACGCCCTTCATACCTAGGAACCAGACTCCCTATGACCTGCTGGATGGACCAGCTGCTACACGTGCTTCGGGGAACCCCGCCCGACAGGGCAGGGGTAGGGGTAAAGCGAAGTGGAGAGACAAATGAAAGTTATTATAGCAGGCGGTAGAGATTTTACGAACAAAGAATTTCTATGGGAATGTGTGGACATTGTACTAGCCAATGTTCCCGATGTTCTACTAATATCGGGGTTTGCTAAAGGAGCAGATAAATTAGGTATAGAGTGGGCTGAAGAATATGATATAGACATTATGCTAATGCCCGCTCTTTGGGGGAGTTATGGCAAAGCCGCTGGCGTCAAGCGTAATGAAGAAATGGCTAGGATAGCCGATACCTTGATTGCTTTTTGGAATGGAGAATCACGTGGCACTAAGGATATGATTACACGTGCCTTAAAACACGGCTTAGAACTTCATGTATATAGATACTAAGGTGATAGTATGTATACTACTCTTCCTTCTCTTTCTCTACCTTGGCAGAGGCGGGTAGCCTTATGATTATGAAAACTGGAGATACAAAACATAGCTATCAAGAAGTATGGTGCTATACATGTGATACCTTGTTTCTAGCTAGAAAAGATTCA